AGTGCTGGGGTTTGCTCCATTACAGAATTAAGTTCTTCTCCACGCAACGTTCCACTAGCCAAGGCCTGCCCGAACTGAACTAAAGCTGCATCCGCCGCTTCTGCGCTTGCTCCACTAATAGCCACTGCTTTTGACACTGTTTCAGTCAAACGTGCAGTGTCATCCATGGTTAAATTCAGTGTTTTAGCATTGTCACTAAAACGTTGGTACACCTGTAAAACAGAATCCCAAGCTGAATAGGTTTTTTGAGCAATTCGGAAAGTGTCTTCCGTTGCTTTATTTAGTTCAACTTGATTATTAGTGACCAGCTTAAGGCGGTTTTGTAGTCCAGTATATGTATCCATCTTCGAAATGGCAGAACTTACTGTAACTAGCCCAGCCATATACCCAGCTAGTGCTCGAGTAGCTACAGACATCCGGTCCATAGATTTCGAGGCGAAATCCCCTTTTTTGGTGATGCTATCCAATTCAACTGATAAGTCTTGTGCAGTGCGTTTCGCACGTTCCGAATCAATAACAATTACTAAGCGAGCTTCTTGAGCCATTTGACTTTCCTCTAGGCAATAAAAAACCGCCATAAACGGCGGCAATAAATCGAGACTTAACTAGGCAATACTTTTTGACTTTTCCAAGATCCATGAAGTTATCTCAGCCCCTAGATCTCCATACATTAATAATTGATAAGCTGATTTTGGCGAATAACGCGTTTCTTTTTCACCAGCTATTCCTGTTTTTGAAAGTTCAATATTTTCCCAATCCTGTATAAGATGAGTTGCGATAATTTTGGCAAACTCTTGGGCTGATAGCATGGCACTCATTCTAAAAATACTTTTTTTGGTACAAAGCATTTTATAGGCCTCACCAAATTCAGGATCAGAAAAAGGCTTAATCCTGAAACATCCAAAAACTTGATCATTTTTCTTAAAAACAAACCATTTGGATTTATCCGTCATATTTGCTTCCAAAATTTCGGTAATAAAAAACCGACCATTGATAGGTCGGTTTTAGGCTTTAATCGCTGCAATGATTTCAGGTAATTTCCAGATTAGAATTGGTATGGAAAACAAAATTAAAAAGGCAATAATTGTCTGCCATAAGCCATACTTTTCAATAGACACTTTCATAAGCTCCACTATTGGTTTAAAATGCTCCATATAGATTTACTTTCCTCTTACTTTCGTCGGTGGGTGGAATGAAAAACCCCAGTAGTTAGCGCTACTGGGGTTTTGTTTTGGGTATTAAAAAACCCACTCAAATGAGTGGGTTCTGTTTAAAAATAATTACTAAGCTGGGCAGTTAAACCAGTTCGGTCGTGCTAGAAATCTTTGTCCATTAGACATGGCTATCACCGAACAGTCTGCATCGATCAACGGCTCATTTTGTAGGTTCCTGAAATCCAACAATCTAGCAATATCTCGTGCTGCTTCATTCGCTTTCACTACTAAGTGTGAGTAATACGCGAACTTCTTCACATCAAGCATTTTTACAGCCAGCAGAACTGGAACGATTTCATCATTTTCTATGATGACTGCTTCAGTAAGTTTGCGAACCAGCTCATAGGCGTCTTTATCAAATAAAGGATCTTGAGGTTTCTTTTCCTCTGGCTTTGCCCTTAAATCCATAACTTCTAAATAATGCTTAGCATCCTCAAAGTGAATAGCTCGTAATTCTCGGTAACTTGCTGAGTATTTAAAGTGGTTTTTTAAACGACTCCACATTTGCACAATCAAATTTTTATTACCTTTTGCTCTTGTATGAACAATGTTATAAAGAATGCCAGCTTGTTCTGGTGAGATAGTTTGTTTTCCATTAAGCAACCACTCCATCACAAGTGAATCGTAAGCTCGGATAACCATCAAGTGGAATTTGGGACTAATCCACATTGCATATGCGTAAACAATTTCCTTAACTACATATGTTCCTCTGTTGTCACCACCATTGACTACTTTTACAGCACTCCTCATATTTGAGGAGTGGTCATTATCTGAACTCTGCAAATTTGCAGAGTGGTCAATTTCATTTATTAACTCTTTAATTTGCTCAGTTCTTAAAAAGTTAGATGGCTGGTGTTTCTTTTCACCACCACTTGCTTTATGAAGGTCACCCAACATAAAACGGCCTTCTTCATCTTGGCGAATGGTAAAATCACCAATAACTAATGGCTTATTATTTGGATTTAAAAAGTTTTGTGTTAAATTAGACATGTTGTCTTTCCTGTAGATTGCGACTTCAATCAAGCCCTGTCCGCCAAGATCACGGGCTTTTTTGTTGTCTATTGATTTCATGCTTTCGCACCTTCAATTTCTTTACGCATATTCTTAATCGCTTGATTAATTACATAATTAACCGGTCTTTCATTTTCCTCTGCTACTTTCTTTAACCATTCATGAAGCTCGTGTTCAATTCGCAAGTTAAACTGCATCTTGCGTTGTGGTTTCGATAACACTCCCATTTTATACTCCTATCAATCGGGTATGATTAAATATAGAATTAATCGGGTAGTATTGTCAATACCCGAATAATAGAATTAATATCTATGTTAAATTTGCGGTATATGGTTTATTTCCATGAGTAAAAATGGTGGTCATCTCACAGTCCAGTACAATCTACGCTGGTCAGAAGAACTGAGAGACAAAATCGCTGACGAAGCTAAGAAAAATACTCGTTCGATGAATCAAGAGATTATTGCTCGTTTAGAACACAGTTTTCGGTCTGAGTCAGCATCAAAACCATTCCTTTCTTTTGATAAAGATACCTCACATCTGGTTATTGGAGATGCTGAGGAGCGTAAACGCCTAGCCCAAATAGCTGCTAAAGCTGTTTTTGATGCTTTAGGACAAAGCCTAGATCAAGATGATGATGAAAAAAAAGCACCCTAGGGTGCTTTTTTAATTACGATAGCAACCAAATCAACCCGATCAACAATGCTACACCCACCATTAATCCTATTATCCATTCAGATGCTGGATAGCCAAGAATCAAATTATTATCATTTTGCGGTTCAATAACTTTCGTTGGGTATTTGGGTTCAGGGTAGCTTGGTTTGACTGCCTTAACCGGCTTATTGCTCAGTGGTGGTGGAATACCTATATGCTCTTTACTGCGAGCGGTAGATCTTTGCTTCAAAAAGTTATCATTTACCTTTTTAATTTCCTGTTCACTCAAATTCCTCTCTTTTGGAGCCACCTCATCATCATTGGGAGATAAAGGGAAGTAAATTTCAACTAAATCTCGAACAGAAATATAGTCACTGTTGGGTAGAGCCTTAAGTAACGATAAAAATTTTTTAAACGGCTGTTTTTTATAGGCTCGATTGTAATAAGCCTCTAATTTTTTCTCTAATGTAATAATTGGTCGATTAGCTGTATAAGCCGCCTTATAAGTGTAAGATATACTGCTTAAAGCATTCTTATGCTTGCCCTCTAGTCTTAAGACATTTGCCATATCTTCATGTGGTGAGGAGTCTATAACCAGTGTTTCTGTTTTAGAAAAACCCATCCTACTAGCATGCTTTAAATAGTAATCTTTTTGATGGTTTAAATGTTTCCATGCATCGTCAAAACGCCTTTCTTTAATAGCAATCTGTGCGAGTTTCTTGCTATTAGCGGCATGCCCCAGATAGTCATCCAATATCATATCTATTCAGCCAATCACATTTAATATTCTGTTTAGTCAAGTTAATTCTCTCGAACAACTATTACTTTGTGTTTAGCTTATCTTTGCATGCTGGTGAAGCGAATTTAAGCCCATTGTCCCTTATCATTTTATATCCTCCTCCAAGCGCATAATTAAGCTCAAGAGATGTTGGAGTGAAATTACTTATTTTCCAGTAAGTCCCATCCTGAGAATAGAGTCTATCATTTAATAATTTTACAGACATTACCCTAGCTGTACCTAGGTGGTCTTGGCAAATTACACCCGTCCCATCACTTTCTAGTATTAAAGTCCCAACCAACCGATCAAATTGACCAGTCCAATAACCTGAATTACTAACAGGTGTTGGATGAATATCAAAAAAATTAGCTGTTGTCGCACACCCCGCTAAGCCCAATCCAAGAAATCCCGCTAATAAAATCTTTTTCATAATGTAATCCATTTGTTATTAATCTCACACAATTTAACAAATGGACAAAATAATGTCATCAAGAACTTAAAAAGGAAGATTCTCTACTAGTCCATGTGGTCAAGCCAAAATACATCCTCAAAATTTTTACATACACCTACTTTTTTGAGTTCTTTATATATAAGTAAGGCTGTATCGATCTTGACAGAATGTCCCTGCTCGGCTCTTGTCACATAGTTTGATAGAACTCTGCTACCACTAACAAAACCACACCGCTTTGATAGCTCATAAACCGTTAAGCCTGCTTTTTCACGCAAACAAGCAACATTATTCTTTACTTCCATTGCTGCACCACAAGTTAAATTTTAGAATATTGTAGCACAATAAAAGATAATTACTATTTTTTGTGTTAGCACAACAAAAAGAATTGACACAATAAAAGATATTAAATAAGATGACTTCATCAAGGCTAAAAGCCATGAAAAAGAAAACCCCTTGCAGACGTCGAAATCAGGCAAGGGGTTTATGTCTAAACCAATGGAGATTTAAGACATGTCTAATATAGCACAAATCAACGATACCAAAATATCAATTGTTAACTTCAAATCTGTTCCAGTTGTTACTACAGCAATGCTTGCTGATTTCTATGGAACCGATACAGACAACATCAAACAAAACTATTCTCGAAATAAAGAGCGGTTTGTAGAAGGTAAACACTTCTTCAAAATTATTGGTGAAGAATTGAAAAAATTTGTAGGTGACTTAAAGTCACTTGCAAATTTCCCTGCAATTTCAAATAAAACTCGATCCCTTATCTTATGGACAGAACGCGGTGCTGCACGTCATGCCAAGATGTTAGACACAGACCAAGCATGGGAAGTTTTCGAGCAACTTGAGGATTGCTATTTTGTCCGTAAAGAGATTTTAGCCAAAACCCACAAATCAGAACGTGAACCCCTAACCAATGCTGTAAATCTTCTTGTAGCTAAAACTAAGCATTTGAATTACAGCGATGCTTATAAATTAGTTCATCAGCGTTTCAATGTTCAGCATATTGATGAAATTCCATACGATGTAATACCTGTGGCTGTGGAGTATGTTCACCACTTAATTGCTATGTACAGCAAGGCTGAAAAACAAGGTTCTTTATTTGATGAAGATCAATTTAAGCTGCTCAAGAACCTAATTGATGCAATTATTTCCCAAAACTTTGCGACTAGTCGAATCTATCGAGCAGTACATATGCTTAACAACGAGCAAGGACACTACTTAGCTGAATATGCTTTTAAAACTAATATTGCAGTTCTAAAACTTACTCGGGCAATGGATTTAAGAGGGCCACTTAATAGAAAAATCATTAGTGATGATTTAAAAACCATAAGCTACACAACAGGCAATCAACATTATAGCGACCGTTGGTTTCATCCATTGATGGAATCGGGAATGCTAGCTGGTGCTTTGCGAATTTCTGGTGGTTGGTAGTCTTCTAACAAAAAAGCCCTTCGGGGCTTTTCTCTACATAAAAACACCCTCATATTTGAGGGTAATTTAACAAGTGGTTAATAATGGCGCAATAAAAAACCATCTTCTGGTGGTTTAGACAGCTTCATCAACAATGTTATCCACTTTGTCTTCTTTTGGAAAGAAAAGCTTATGGTTGGTATTTCGGTTTTCTGCCATGAATTTTCTTGCAGTCATGTCTTTAAATTCATATGCCGACCAGACTAAACCTGCATAGAAGTCTATAAATTGTAGCTCAAGGCACTTTGAGCTATCCATTGGCATAATATTGCATGACTGGTTAACAATTTGGTTTTCAATGCCACACTCTAAAACCATCTGTTTTAAATACTCACCCATATTCCATTTCAACGAAACCCGCTCACTTCTTCTGTCAGGCATAAAATCTACATATTTATGCTTGCAGATAGTCCCAAGAAGTAAAAGTTTCACCATATAATTATAGAAAGCATTTGGGTCGTTCTTGAATCTTGCATTAACAAATTCTTTATTTGCTGTAATTGAGCGAAGTTGTATATCTGGATGGTCTTTGATAAGTTTCGCAGTCAATTTGACGAATATTTCTTTATCTTTTAGATTCAAATCAACTGATTTTAATTCATTTTTTAAAGGTCTTTTTCTTTTTTCATATAATGCTCTTACAATACGCTGAACATACTTAACCTTATTCTCAGGCAAACAGATTGCTGCTAACGTAAGCATTCGACTGGAACCACCCTTTTGATAAGGCTTTTCCATATTCCAACCTAAATCACCACTTTCATCCAAGTATATAAATGTTCGCATATTTTATTATCAAGCATTAAAAAGCCCCTAAGAAACTTAGAGGCTAGAATTCGGTGCGGCACCTAGAGGCAACGTATTTACAATACGTTTACGATTATCGCAGTGTTTATCGTACCTCAATCTAGGCGTGGTGTATTTATACCGCGCTGCGACTACATTGATAGAATATTTGATAATGACATTCCTGTCAATACAGAATCGCCTAGTCAATGTCAACCACTTGACCGTATTATGTTACATCAATCGCGTTACATCCCGTCGCTTGTTCACAGTTAAGTATCGCACGTCAGCATTTAAGTCTTCGTCGCTCGTTGCGTCGCCTTCTTATGGCACTCCTCCAAAAACAAATTATCCAACGCAAAAATACAGTCATTAAAAATATGAGCAGCCACTGGCAAATCATTATGCTCTGCATAGACATTGATTGCCTGCTGATCTAAAGATAAAGGGATACCCTGCTCATATCGTCGGGATCTGCAAATAGTGCTAAATGCCGAAAGAATAGAGTCAGCCGCATAAGAATATTCTGGCGGATCCGGAATACGGCCACCTAAGAATTTGATTTGTTCGATTTCGTGCGGCGTTTTCGACGCATACGTTTTTTGGTATTTGTAGAGCTCGATGACTTTCCCAGAATTAAAGCCTTGTCCTTGTCGGCTTCTTCCTGAATCTTCTGGGCCTGTTCTTTAATAAATAGCCAGATCGAAATACCAATATCACCAAGATTAAGAAGCTTTGAGGCATTCTCAGGTGTATATGGCTTTTCGGTCTCAACAGTTTTACCGTCTACGATTTCGGCAAATACCACACCTTTCCAGTCTTCTATTAAATGGGCAGCACACGCATCCATTAACAATTCATGGTAAAGCTTGGCATTTTCATCTTTGACCATCACATCATAGCCTTTAGACGAGATCTGATTTCCTGCTCGTTCAATAGCTACCTGAAAAGGCTTATAAGCGATACCACGGACTTTGAACTCTGCCTGTACTTCGCCATCAACCCCCTTGTATTCACACCATTTTGATACGTCCGAGCTTTTAATAATTCCGACTTTTAAAGCCATAACAACCTCTGAAATTTTAGAAATAAAAAAGCCCATGGGATTCCATAGGCTTTGTTACTGAATAAGTTGATTACACAAGAGCACGTACAATTGTTGGCGCTGTACGAACTTGGGCAAAGTTGATATCTACAGTAATGATGTCATCACCACCACCATCCGGGTGATTGGCTTCCATGACTTCCAATTGCGGGAAGTTGAACGAATATTTACTTCCTTTGCTGTCTCTGATGTCGAAGGTCAGTGTAAACACATCACGGGTTTTGATTGCATCAATCCAACCAGCAGCTGTGGCCGAGAACATGAATGAAGCATTCGCTTCGATATCCATCATCTTCTCTAAATAAAACTCTGGAGTGTATTTACCAGATCCGATACAACGGATCGCTTCCAGATTATTACTAAAGTTGATGGTAAGTGTCTGCAGACAAGCTTTACCCTGAATTGATTGACCATTAATAAGTAGTTTTTCAACGTTTGGCATACTCACCAGTGGGCGAGTCGATGCTGGAATAGGATTGGTAACAGGATTGACCTGCTGTCGTGTAAATGAGCTACCGACTAAACCAAAGTTACCAGTGATTTTCCCCGTGGTCTGGATTGTCATTTCACCTGTATTCACTTGAATACCACGATAAATAAAGACTTGACCAATATCTTCAAAGACTTTTACCAAGGTAAGAGACTTACGGACTCCACCACCAAAACTTAAAGCATTTGCAGCCCAGTTATTGAAAGCGAGAACATTTAAGAATAAATCAAAGGTACCTAGCGATAATTCAAATTCTAACTGACCAGTTACTTCAGCTTCCGTTACTACAGCACCTTGGCGAAAACGTGAATCAACTACTTCACTGCTATCTTCAGTAGTAACATTTTCGGTCAAACTATCAGTAACACGGCGAACGGTATACCAGACCGGATTTGCCGGAGTAGTTCCTAAAACAGCTTCTTCACAAGCATATAATCGAATTTTTGCACCTGAACTCATTTATGGTTCTCCAAAATTTAGGCAATAAAAAACCCGCTTTTTAAGCGGGTTATTAAAGTGTTTCGTCTGTGTCTGAGATTTCTGGGGGTTCCACGCCATTCATTGCTGCAGCAACTGCCTGAGATAAGTTAGTCGGCTGGAAATCCACTGGTGTTTCAGTCAAAGTTTCTTCAACCTCAGGTTCTGGTTCAGGTTCTTCATGCAGACGGATATCAATCCAGCGGCCTTCTGGAATGTCCATTGGGTTCTCGTGATCTGCCACAACAGCAGCAAGTTCAAAATCAAACTTACGCTTGTAAGTTTTAATTGAGATGTCACCATTTTCTAGGGTGTCATACACTACTGCGACGATTGTGTTGCCGTTTGCATCTTTCGGTACTTCGATATACCAGCCTTCCTGAGCAAAGCCTAAAGAACCTTCTAGTAAATAATCACCAACATCAATTCTCTTAAATTCAATCGGCTGTTTTTTTGCATCATTATTGAGCTCGATATGGTCGTTAAATAGCTTAACTACTGGTGATGCTGCTTTTATGAAACCGTTGGAATCCACAGAAGTATTCGCAGATGTTCTTAGCTGCTCAATTACAACAGGTATCTCACTGACAATAACAACGTCATCTGTATGAACAGTAACTAAATAATTATCAGATGTAATATTGGAAATACCGGAAAAATATCTAAATGCCGATGTTGAAGAACTTGCTGTTCTTCGAATGGCAACATAGTCTACATTTTGATATTTAACTACAGCCATACCTGAAATATGAGTTGTTACACCAATACTAATAAGCCGAGCTGTAACACGATCATATGCTTGCTGAATTGATACTAAAGTTCTCGAATGTTGATTTGCTGAGCCTGAATCACCCCTCGAAAACACTAGCTCACCAAACATGTTTCGATTGGGTGAGCTGCTGACAGAATAAGGAAATAACAATACATAGCTAACGACAGAATCTAGGTTTACTCCCGTAATCATTTTTCTTTCAAAAGTTTGGCCTACTCCACCAATTCCAAAGCTGCCAACTTCTATCAAATTACCAGCTGTAGTACCAACATTTCTAGTTGCGGCACTACCAAGCCCTAAGTTAGTTCGAGCATCGGATGGAGTTGTTGCACCGGTACCACCTTGAGAAATTGCAATAGCCTTGGTTAATCCTTTTAGCTCTGTAATGTCACTATTCACCCCTTTTTCTGCTGCTCCGAGATTATTTCGAGCATCTAGTGCAGTTGTCGCCCCAGTACCACCTTGAGAGACTGCAGCAGTACCTTGGACCTGCGAAAAGTTTGGTGCCAGATTAGGAATACCTGAAGCGAATGGCAGCATGAATTGCCGTTTTCCCTGAGCCGAGTTATACGGGAATGGCCGATGATCCCAACTAAATTTAAAAACAAGATTTGCCATTATGCTGTTACCCCATCAATCACTTGGAAAATCAAAGTATCTGTATGCTGGGTAACTCCATTCACGACAGCCTTAATATCCATCTGGCACAGACCTAAAGGCCAAGCTGCTGTACTTGCACCTGATTTAACGTTAAGCCATCCCTTCTGTGTGCTCTGGTTTAATGCTGCGCAAGTCAAGGTAGCCACAGCAGCGCCATCAGCCAGAGCTTTAACCTGTGAAGTGAAGGTATAACCTGTAAGATCAATTGCACGACGAACATCATCCGGTGGATACTGCAGGGTTTCATCCATATCAACCAGCTGCAAATTCAAGTTGAATGTGTCACCACGCTTAAAAACAAAATTGCTCATAAGTGATTCCTATAGACATAAAAAAACCACCGATGAGGTGGTAGTGAAAGATTGGTTTGTTATGTGCTTTAGTTAACTAAAAAACTTATTGATACATTGTATTGAATGAAGTCAGCATCTTTACCCGCATAAATAGATTGGCCATTCAAACATTCTAAGTGTTCGATTGTGAAATATTCAAAATGAGCAAGTAATGCATCACT